ATCTTTACTTTGGTAAACATCAAAAGGGTAGATTTTTTCGATATCGGGAACAAAACCCATTTCTTCAGTTAGTTCACGAAGTAATGCATCTTTAGGTTGCTCGCCGTTTTCGATCATACCACCCCACAGCGACCAACACATAGAATGTGTCTTGTGTGGTGCCCTGAGGTTTAGTAATACTCGGTTTGTATTTGTAGAGACAAATATTGTTCCAACACCTACCTTATTCGTAATTTGATTGACATTGTCCATAAAACTATTTATAATAAATATTACTATGAACTATTTAAAGCACTACGATAAATTAATTGAACGAGCAAAGTGCAGAACTTTGGATTCTTATACTGAAAAACATCATATTATTCCGCGATGTGTAGGCGGAACCAATGAGTTAGAAAATTTAGTAGAAATTACTCCCGAAGAACATTTTCTTGCACATCAATTATTAGTAAAGATATATCCGTTATTACCAGAACTGGTTATGGCGGTTAGATATATGTGTTATGGAAATATTAAAAATGGTAAAAGAACAAATAATAAGATGTTTGGTTGGTTACGAAGACGACATGCTGAAGTAATGAGAGAAATCAACACCGGTCGAAAGCAGTCCGATGAAACCATACAGAAACGCGCTGACACTTTGCGAGGCCGAATAAATGGTCCGTTATCTAAAGAATCTATAGAAAAGAGAACGGCAACAAGAAAACTAAAGGGATCGGGGAAAGTAAGAAAACCGAGAAATAATGACTCACGAATAAAAGCATCTCAGTTAAGTTTATCTAGACCCTACCTAAAATGCCCACACTGTCCTATGGAAAGCAGAAATGTTAATAATATGAATAGATATCATTTTGATAACTGCAAATTTATTCGTACGAATTAATAGTTGTGCCGTTAGGGGCATTAATGATTCCATCAATGCGCCAGTATCCAGGTGCGTATTGTCCATAGTAGGTGTATGTCCATTCTTTGGTTGTGGAATCGTATGTGTATTGTGTTGCATTTGCATTATTTATAACATAATTTTTACCTACAGAATTTCGCGAATCAAAAATAACAACCCAAGCGGTGCCGTTATACTCAATAACATCATTTGGATATGCCACTAACATCTGTCCCCATGGACTTGTAGGAACATTTGGAGGAATAGCAGGTTCTTCCCCTGCACTATCATGAGATGTTAATAGATATCTCTGTCCAGCAACAGCAGTAGGCAATCCATTACCTGGTGTAACTTCTGTCGGATCTATAATATCGAGAATTTGAGAAATTGTATTAGCAGGGAGTGTATCAAGGTCCGGAGTGAATATAAGTATATTTTGATGTAATGGATCTTGCTCAATACCGCCTATAATGTCAGAGCTAGTGACATCTAGATTAGGGTCTAGTTTTAGGCGAATCTTAGTGATATTAGGTGTTATCTGCCCATATTTTTGTATCAGGTCTTGCCAGCTTAATGCAGGGTCAACTTGTCCAAATTCGTTTAATAAAGTAATTTGTTCCACCAAGCCATTACGTGCAACAGATATTTTATAATTGCCTACAGTGGTAACAATTTGAATAGGAATACCTCCCAGGCAAGTAAATGGATCATATTCACCTACTGCATCTACTCTTATGGCATTCACATCTGCAACATCAAAGACCTGTGTAACAATTTCTGCAATGAGTCCACTTCTCTTAAGTTTAGCAGGTGGATTAATCCAGACAGGTACTTTAAATTTGAAACTCATAACATCTCTATCATTTGGACTACCTGTTGGTATGGTACGATTAGTCCATGTATATTCTTCTAACCAAACTTCAAATATGCTTGTCCAATCCAAGATATTGCTATTCTGTTGTAATAGAATAGATGGATTAAATATAGCACCAAGTTGTTCAAATATTTGAAATTTAGTAGTGGTATCTCCGTTACTTGTCCAGCAATCTAACTTGAAAGATATGTCATAGGGAACTGGCATATATCTTTCAACATCTTGCCTTACACCCGGGCCGGATCCATATGTTTGCGTTGCAGCATTAAACTCTCTTTCAATAGTAGAAACTTTACCCACGTATTGAGTATCTTGGCGTCTATTTGGTGATATTTTAATATTCTCAATCCACGCACTGAACATAGGTGTAGGTAATAATGTATTTTCACTTGCACCCTTAATAAGTTGAGAGACAACATAAGATGGATCACCATACATAATAGGTACACGTTGGATTATATAAAGTCCGTTGGCATCTGGACCGTTTCTGATTTTAATATCAGAAAAGATTCGCATAAACTGAAGTAAGTAACGTCTTACCTGACCGTCGTAAAAAAAGTCAATTTTGGATGCCTCTCTTTTTTAATTTGGTTTCTTAGCAGCACGGGCATCTGCAATAGCAGAACGGGCAGCTTCATCGGTTGTGGTTTTTGTCTTACGTTCAGCATATAAATCCACTTTCTGTTTGATAACTTGAGATATGGCTTGCTTTTCTGGAACAACTGTACCATCTGACATAACAGTATCACGATTATTATCGATAAATGTATCGAGTACACGATTATATGCAGTCCAGGATTTCAATACGTTTACCTCTATTAACTTATAGCAGTTGCCTTGTTTCTGGAAAAGACGCTCTGGATAATAATCAATGCGTAGATAATATTGTCCATCAGTCATACCCGGTGGAAATGAAATACCTGCCCCAACTAGTGGTCCACTCGGTACTAAATTATCCGCATTATCAGTTGACAAGTTAGGCGGAGCACCATCTCCACTAAAATAGTTACTTCCGATAATAGGATAACCTGTATTAGGATCTAAATAGATATACAAGTTAGCACTTTCGAAAAATTTAGGATCAAAGAAAGCATTACATGCAGCCTCTGCCACAATCGCATCTGTGATGCCAATAATTTTACAGAATAAATTTAATGAATTAGTGATATCTGGATTTGATCCTATTCCTGGGTTACCATTTGAGTCAGATGTTTCAGTAAAACCCGGTGGCATAACGCCGATACCCTGTCCAACTCCGCCATTGTTTTGTCCTGACGCCGCTTGTTCGACAATTTGAGAAAATTCTGGAGATGCTGTCATTAACTTGGCTCTTACAAGCCAAATGTGTGGAAACCATTTTTGTCCATATCCTGCAGCAGCATATAAAGCATCTATCACAACATAATAACGATTGATACCCACAGCATTATCGAATATAGGTACATCCCTATAGCTTGGAAATTCTAATACATCACCTGCAATAACTTTTCTACCAAGTGAATCAAGCATATCGTTATTATGAAATGTTACACGAATAACATCGGAGCTTAACATTACTCCAAACTGAGACATATCATAATTTACATCTTGCGGAGTATGATGTCCTTTAAGTTCAATAACATTAGGATTATATTTTCTATTTTCATTGGTTAGGAATAATACATCTTGTATCGTTGTGATATTTGTATTCGTACTTCCTGTAGCACTTGTTGTCGGCCCTTCATACATATGTACGAGAATACCATCACCGGCAATTCTGAAATTTTCACCTATAGCTCTGTCGATGAAATTGTAATCATCACCTTTTACAGGGTTCCAAAGAGAAATTCTTGCCATATATGACTCCGTTTCTATTATTTATCACTCCGGCAACATTTCAATTTTAGATAAATATACCAAACGAGGAGAATTCATCTATGTCAGTAAAAATTAGTGGCGCTTCAATAAACAGTGTAAGTATGGGTCATGTGCCGGCCAGTTTTAATCCTGTCACTTTTTGGGCAGGACATAATGGTGGATTTTGGGATTTTACAAATCCTGCAAATCTTTTTGCTGATACTGCACTTACCGTTCCTGCAACACTTAATGCAGCAGGTGGTGTATTAGGAGTAACTGATCTATCGGGACTAGGTAACAAATTAGTTCAAGCCCCCAGTTCTACCTCTTTCACAATGAGATCGGGTTATTGTGAATCTAATTATGGTGGGTTAACTACAACGGCATTTTCTATAGGAAATGTATATACCTATATAGCATTATTTAGACCAACATCGATAGGTGCAACCCAAAACTTAGTTGATAGTGATTATGGTCCGAGTAATAGAGTTGCTCAAGCTTTATTTCTTTATAGTTCAGGAAAAATGGGATCATATATATTTGGATATAGTTCCCCTCTTGTACTAATGTCTACTCCCTCAATATCTGCTGGAACAGACTATTATTCTGCCGCTGCGGTAGATAATACAAATGAGAATTTATCTGTTGCAGGTACTACATTTACATCTGGATCTGGCGGTACTTTAGTCGGTGGACTTGCACCAGTAGGTGTTGGTGCCTCATATGCTGGTTCTCTTTCCCCGGTTTATCAACAATTCACAGGTAGAATTTATTGTGCCGCAATGATTACTAAGAAATGCACAGCATTAGAAATTCAGGATATCGGTAATTATATGAATTCGTTGGCAGGCACATCAGCAGTAGTCTGACAGATAATCTGATAAA